CGTGGGTCGTTTGTAATCAACCACACTCTTCCTTTGATAAAGTTCTTTGCTATACCAATCGCATAATAAAAAGCAGCAGCAATGCTCTCATCAGTTACGATGAAATACATTGCCACTGCAAAAAGTGTTAGGCAGATATAATAAGAAGACATCAGTTAAACTCCTGATTTCTTCTTTCATCCAAATAACAAATAATTTCGTTACGCCATTCCATCAGTTCATGAAAACACTCTTGATTGTGAGCACATTGACGCAATTCTGGATCTGGTTTTAAGACACTCTCATAAAACAAACCAAGTGCGTCTCTACGCTTTTCGTGTTTTTCATTCATGAATCGTTACCTTTTGTACTATTTAAACTACTTCTTTTTAATTTGCTTGAGAATGTATTTTACGGAGGTAGAATAGTTACTACATGTATGAACTACTTTACCCTCATTAATAATAGCAAATTTTTTGGAATTGACAATAGGTATTGCTGCCCACATACCATCATTAGTTACATAACCTTCAGGATCTCCTGGTGTATCATTTAGTATTCCAGGACGGTTAATAAATGGTTTAAGAAATGCCATCAGAAGAAGCAGGCATTGACACTAACTACACGAGCATTAGGATTGCGTGCCAGTGCTACTTCGCGTGCTTCTTGATAATCACGAGCATGGACAACTTCTTCAAATACTTTACCAGCAACGTAGAGTTGAACTTTGCACTTCATGGTGGTTTTGTTGATTACAATAGTAATTATACAGGCAGTTTAAGGACATGCCCAGGTCCCATGTGCCAGTATCAACGGCGGACCACTGACACGGCAGGTTCACCCTGCTTAAACACGGTATCTACCACCGCCTGAACGCTCTTGGCAGTGCTGATACCCACTTTATCATAGACAGGCACGCAGACCAGTCCAAAGGTCTTTGTAGCGCCTCCCAGACGGATGACACGACCGATAGACTGGGAGATGCCGATGTAGTCCATATTACGCATAAACAGAACTGCTTCCAGACCACTGACGTTGATGCCTTCAGACAAAATGCTGTGGTGAATCACAACAAACTTTTTGTTAGGATCCTTACCCCAAGCATTCAGAGTGTCAAAGAATACCTCACGATTGACTTTCTGACCATCAATAATGGCACCAGTCTTGGAGGTAATGTAGAGGCAGGAATAACCACGTTCTGCCAACTGAATACGGAAGTCAGACTCACTCAAGAGTTTGATAATCTGCTTGGTGGAACGTGCGGCAATCAGAATCTTATTCAGAGAGTTTTCGTCAATCGTATCTAAAAGATTCTGGCAGTCACGATCGGCAATCATCTGCTTATCCTGAACCATATCCAATTGCTTAACAACAACCTTGGGAGGAAGAATATAACCTTCTTCTACCAACTTAGGTGCAGGAACATTACAGATGACTTTACCGTAGACCTCAACATCATTCATACCTGGTTTGAAAACAGTGACAGAATGCTTAGGAGTAGCAGTGAAGAAATAGCAGCGGTCAGCAGTAGCAGCGAAATGCTCCGTGGCAGGGAAGAAATTACGCTGGACAGAGTTGTGTGCTTCATCAAAGTAAATGTAATCAACGTTGATGTCTGCCTCTTGAAGGCGGGGCAGGGAGTGATAGGTGGTGAATATCAGTTGCTTGCGGTATGCTTGCTCACTCCAGTGACGAATCACAGAAGGTTTGGTGCTGCTGAAGTGATGAGTCTCACCACTATGAACATGCATTACTGCAACGTCAGTGTGAAACTCAAGAAATTCAGCAGAGAGTTGCTCGGCAAGAAGAATGCGAGGAGCAACTACAACAACCACACCACGATCGCAGGCATCAAGAAAATCAAGAGAGTCCTTAATCATACACATGGTCTTACCACCACCCGTGGGGATGATAACCTGACCCTTGTCATGCGCTAGCATAGCAGTCAGTGCATCCTGCTGGTGGGGTCGGAGTTGCATCACAGATCTCATCGCGTATGAGACTATTATAGCAGAGTGGGGACTCTACCGATGGTCCCTGTGACGGTTTCGAAACTGTCCCCTTAAGATCCTAGTGTCTCATCTTTAACCGGGACAAAGGTAGTCTACATGGATTCTTCTGTGTTGTCAAGTTCTTTTGCAATCTTTTCAAATCTTTCATTCCAACTATCTTTATCTTCCTTCCACTTGTCTAATGGGCAGGAATCAAGTATAATCTTTGCTTTTGCAGGAATATAACAACCACACTCCATGCAACTATTTTCCATTTCATTATACTTGTCACATCCTCTACAAGTTGATACTCTTTCTTTGTAGACTTCATCGTCTACAAATAGAGCTTGACCTTGATTTTGGTGGACATACTTTATAACTTCCCAAGAAAATCCAGCAAGATTTTTTGTTTTTTCAAATAAAGAGGGAGAAGACTTTTCTTCAGACATTTTTTATTAAGTTCAATTAAATTTTATTTATCTAGGATTTCCTTCATCGGGAAGTGGTTTTTTATCAATGAAAAAAGTAAGAGTTAGTCTTGCATCTTCATTTGTTTCTCCAAAAGTATCTGATACTGCATGAATATAATTTCCCGAATAACAAATCAGACGATTATAAACATTCTCAACATTAACTATTTTATTTTCATTACCATTTAATATAGAGGTTCCAGCATCTCGTGGTGCATTTGGAGTTAGATATACTAATCCAGCATATAAGATATAATCTCGATGGTACTTTTCAAATCCAAAATCTGGCGATGAGTATTTTGTTTTGTCGTATGTGAAATGAAAATATGAATTCATAAAGAGTTTCTTATCGTTATAGAACTCTTTAACTGCTTTCATTATTTTTTGTTCACACATGTAAAGGAAAACTTTGTCGTAGGAAATTAGTTTTTTGCTTCTACATCCTTTCCATCCAGAGGAATGAGTTTCTTCCTCCATTGCTTCATGAGTAGTGTATTTTAAAGAAAGTGCGATTTTTCTAATATCGTCAGGAGAATCAAAAAAATCATCATGTACAAGTAATTTCATAGTTTATAATGATGGTTGATAAGTACCTTTTACTGTTGTTGAATTTATGGTTCCATTCACGACGTAACCATTACCTACTATTGCTAATCCAGGTCCACCTGCTGATCCAGTATTAGCGGTGTTTGTACCAGGGGATGCCCAATCTCCTCCAGAACCTCCAGGACTTCCAGGAGATCCAGGTTGAGATCCACAACCACTTCCTCCTCCTCCAGGAGAACCAGGAGATCCTGATAAAGAACCAGAGAAGTTATCATAACCTCTTCCAGGTCCACCATTTCCTCCTACACCCCCAGCGCCTCCAGGAGCAGTATATTGTAATCTACATTGCCTATATTTTTGCCATTGAGAGCATGGTTGACACGCGCACCTACTCCACCCACACCACTGACAATACGTTTGACAACAACTTCCAGACCATGTATTGATACTTGACCATCCGCTTGGGCAACCAGGATAACTACCGCACGAACTTCTGGTTGTATATGATGTGCATGTTCCATTGGCACCTTTGGATCCATTGACGCCCTTTTCTCCACCTCCACCACCAGCATATACTTTGGCAGTATCTCTTATAAAAATTGATAATGCTTGTGAATCTGTAGATGAAACGTATAGTCCAGATCCTCCATTTTGACCACTAATGTTTCCACCATCACCAGATGCACCGTAAATGTTTCCAAATATATCAATTACTAAATTTGATACATTGTCGGTGGTTAAAGTAGCAGCATATTGTGTAGCGTCATTTGAACCAACAGTTCCATTTATGACAAGACGTTTTAGAATATTTGATGTTAAATTTCCACTCCAATTCAAATTATCTATGTTTAGGTTTAAATCTGTACCAGTCTGAACTACATTATATGATTTAACCGAATCTCTAAATTGACCTAAAGTGAGGTTTCCATCTCCACTTGAAGATATGCCAGCATTTTCGGCAGAGTCGGGAACAATTGGATTTAAACTATCTGGAAAAGTATTCCTAAAAAATTCTGATGCTGCTACCACACCAGAAGAAACTTCTTTGAAATTATTTCTCAAAGCACTAAAAGATATTTCACCAGAACCAGAAAAATAAGGACCAGATATTGTTACAGATGTTGGCATTTATCTTTTTTTCTTTATTTATGGATTTGGTCTAAAAACTTCTTATGTGATATATTTTGATGTTCTGATCTAATCTGTTCAATAAAATTATATTGCTCAATAGCAAAGTCTACAATCTGTTGCTTATTAAACTTATTATCCAAATATTCTTGAATAGATTCTTTCCTAAACATATTAAGACCATTTGAAACTTGAATGTAACTATCCAAAGACCAGAATGAAAAATCCATGTTATCTCTAAATGATCTCGTATCAATGAAATCTTCTCTACATTTCTCTTCAAAATTGGAAACCCAATCCTTTTTATTATTGGTCATATATCTCCAAAATTTAGAATCAGTCCTATTTGTATTGTAGTGTAGGCACACAAAATTAACTATATCCACATAAAGTTGCTTATTCTTTTCATTTGCCAGTGCTGTATTATATTTTAGATTTTTTAGATTGGAGTTTAGGTAAACAAAATCATGAAGTTGTCTTATGATAATATGAATTCCTGTAGATTCTAATGGTTCTACAAAACCGCTTGATAGACCAATAGCAATACAATTTCCAATCCAATAATCTTCATAGTACCCAGGATTATATTTAATTACTCTATCGGTGTTGAGTTCGGTATTGAAGTTTTCCACCAACCAATCATTATATTTACTTCTTGCCTCATCATCTGTGGTAAACTGGGAGGAATACAAATAACCAGTTCCATATCTATTTCCGATAGGAATTTTCCATATCCAACCGTTTTCTGTTGCCTGTGCAACTGTATGTGATGGCACTTTATCAAATTCGTAGGGAACTTGTTGTGGTATTGCTCTATCAATTGGTAACCATTTCTTCATATCATTCCACTTTGGATTTAAATGCTTGAGAAGAACGGCACTGAATCCAGATGCATCAATATAATAATCGGCAGTGACTTTTCCACTATCTCTGAATGTTATGCTCTGAATATTTTTACCGTCAGATTTTACTTCTTCGGCAACATCATCAATGAATGTAACCTCATCCTTAATCTTATCTTCAATATATCTGCAAAAATCCTTGGTATCTAAATGATAAGCAAATCCAAACTGAAAATGTTCATCTGGTAGAGTGGATGATGGTTCATTGAAGAGAGTTCCACCGTTATAACAATCATTTAGTATAGAATGACATGCACTAGACCATTCATATATTCCATTACTATTGACTTGATTAAATCCATGAAAGAAACTTTCTCCGGGGATCCAATCTTTAAAATCTATTCCAGTTTTCACAGTGACATTTAGTTCTCTTATTAGTGAATAAGGATCTACTCCTAAAAAATTAATAAATTGATGTATACTTGGCGTTGTACTTTCTCCGACACCAATTGTTTTTCGTGATCCATCATAATAAACTGTTACATCTACTCTAGGACCAAACCATTTTTTGATAAATGCTGCTGATATTAAACCAGCGGTTCCAGAACCAAGGACAATAAACTTTTTTACCTCCAAAATGGACCTCCATACCAACCAACTAACGATTCTCTTTTACCAGAAGTTATCTTTCTAACTCTATGTCTGACTGAAGATGGAAAAATAACTGCACCACCAAGTGGTGGTTTGAGTGTGACCATTCTATTGCCACCATAAAGAAGTTGAAGTTCTCCACCTTCATAATCATCTGGATCAGAAAGTAGTAAACTTATACTCAATTTTCTACATTCATTGCTATTGAATGAAGAAATAGAGGTATCCTGATGCCAAGAATAATGTGAATTTTCTCCATCATAAACAGTATATTGGATTCTATCTGACCATTGTGTTAGGTCAAATTTATAAAAATCATTATTAGCAATGTTGATCAAATTGAACATCAATCCCGAAATCCAATTATCTGTTGCTATCCAAGAATTTTTAGACTTTCTATATTTGTGATCTGGTTTTAACTCACCATCAGGATGGTGAATGAAAGACTCTTCTAGTTCAGAGTCTTTCATTTGGGACTTGATAATTTTTACTAAATCCTCATCAATTTCTGTTGGCATGTAGTAAAAATCACGGTCACTTGCTACATCAAAATCCATATTTTATCAATAACTTTTACTATTTAATCATGTAAATTTGTCCAACCAATTCCAGTATATCCTTGGAATTTACCGGTATCCGTGTTGAATACAAATGCTCCAGGTATTGTATTTGCAAATCCAACTATTTCTGCATTAGTTACTTTTGGAGGAAGCATATAAGCAAAATCTGGATTGCCAAGTTTTCCTGCCCCAGATAAGTCAACAGCAGCTTGTGGTTGAGTGCTACCAATACCAACAGCAGTTTTATTATCTACAACTAGAGTTGTATTAGTATTAACGCTCGTAATACTTACTCTGGTATCATAAAGATCAAGAAATCCTCTATGAATTTCTAACCCTGGACCACCATTGAATGGTATTCCAGTGATAGATCCTATGCCAATAGCATCTCTTATTATAGTGGCACCATCCACAATTAACGATACGTCTTGAGAAACAGACGATGTATTGATACCAACTGATGCAAATAAAGCTGGTACTTCTAAAGCATCAAGACCTACTTTTGGAACAGAAGTTCCTATTCCTATAGAACCACCTGCTCCTACTATAATTCCAGAGAATCTTGTGGGATCTCCAGCATCTGTAATTGTTTCAAGAGCAACTACTGTTGTAATACCAGTACTTATTTCAAGGTTACTATTGATCAACTCTGGTATTTGAACACTGCCGATGATAGCAGTATCTACAGTCAACTGTCCATTAACATGTAAGTTTTGGGTTATTGTTCCACTTCCAACAACATGCAATTTCTCCGTTGGATTTATAATACCAACACCCAAATTACCCTTGTATGTAAGGGACATCAATTCTGCATTAGTCTGTCCATAAATCCAATCAAAACTTCCAGTATTGATACCAGCACCACCACCATGAAGAACCATGTTAATGTTTCCAGTGTCTCTGTTGATAATATCAAGAGCTGGAGTAGAACTACCATATCTTATGACTGCAGAACTATTTCCTATCCCTATAGATTGCCCAATACTAATCTTTGATTCACCAGAATCAGATATAACTTCTAATAAAGATCCAGATGGTTTTCTAATCTGAATATCTGATGTTGGTAATGCCGTTCCAACACCAATTCTTCCTGAAGATAGTGCCGTAAATGCCGTTCCAGCTATGCCAACGTCTAATGAATTTTCTGCAGTAATGATACCACTAACATTTAAGCTTGTGGATTGTATATCCATCACAGCAATGTCTGGAGTTCCTGTAAGATTGGATGCAGTATCTGCATTGCCAGTTAGGGGACCGACAAATTCTTGTGCAGTAAAAGTGCCTGTTGGTTTGGTTATGTCATTTGGCAATTGATCATTTGGAACAGTTCCAGAAAGATCTGATACGTTTAATGTACCACTAAATCCATTCTCGGCAGTTATAATTCCTGTTACTCTCGCATCACCAATCACTCTCAATTGTTCTGGAGGAGTAGAATCTGTACCAATTCCAATTCTAGAAACTGTATGAAGACCCACACCACCATCGGTGCTTATCCATGCAGTATAAGCATATCCAACAAGATTATTTACAATTGGAGAGTTTCCTATCCTAAGTTCTGTTGCGGTAAGAACACCAGTTATATTTGCATTAGTTGCTGTTAAAATTCCAATTGTTCCAATTCCGGCATACAATACTCTAGTTGTTACAAGTCCAGTAACTCTAGTGTCACCATATACGTTTAATAGATATTGTTCGGGGATTGAAGTTCCAATCCCCACAAGACCATTTGGGTTTACAACAAAATTATCGTTATCAACCTGAAGTCCAGTTCTAAAGTTAAATGACTTTCTATAATTTGCCATTATTATAAGCTTTAGAGTTATTTATCTTGTAGTTTCTGCTCAAGTGATTCAACCTTATCAGAGAGTTCTTTAATTGCCTCTACAAGAAGTGGAATAATCTTATGATAATCGACTGCAAGGTATCCATTATCTCTTGTTACAACTGCTTCTGGAAGAACTGAAAGAACCTCTTGGGCAATTACACCAACATCATGACCAGACTTGTTAGAGTTCGCATTCCAACGGAATGTATTACCAGAAAGATTGAGAACTTTTGCGAGTGGATCATCAATTCTTTCAATATTATCTTTCAGTCTTTCGTCTGAAGACCAGAAAGCAGTAATGTCATCAGTTACACTTAAGATGCCAGTAATTGTAGTATTAGTCTGAATAGCAACAAGTGACCCAGAAATGGCATTAAGTTTTAGATTTCCTGATGTTGTTGTTACTTCATCCGCAGAAGAATTGAGATGAACTGTTCCAACCTTAATATTGTTTGAAATAATTGTTTTGCCAACACCGATACCACCATTAACTATCAATGCACCAGTTGTTACACTGGAAGAATCAGTCTCATTGGTTATCTTGACTTTATTGGTGTTTCTTACTTCACCATTAAATGTCACTGGTCCATCAAACTGTGACAAGATCAGTGAAGAATCACCACCCTCAACAACTATTCTTTCTTTAACAGTAATTTCATCAAAAACACCACTCAATCTAGAAGTTTCGTTGCCAGTGATAGTTGGTATTGGTGTATCAAATGTGAGTTCTTCTCCAGTTGCAGAAGACTTCTTCTGGTTTCCAATATAAAAGTCTCCTCTATTGTTCATTCCAGTATAAACTGCAATGCCAGCAGATCTTTCTTGTGCCTGAACCAAAAACTCTTCTCTTTCGGAAAGAGTTTTGACTTGAACTTGTGGAAGACCAGTTGAGTAGTTACCAGGTCCATAACCAAGATATTCAAAGGTATGACCAGATGCACGAATAATTGATGGTCTACGGAATTCAATAGAAAGTGGTTTTATTTTTCTGATAATAGTTCCAGAATCATGAAGTGCGATTCTTGTTCCGAGAGCACCACGAATAACTCGTAACTTATCATTAGATGCACCTTGTAAAGTTGATTCTGACACTCTCATTATTTCAGAATCAACCTGAATATAAGAACCGAGTGGGAATCTTCTCATTGTTCCAATACCAGAATTTGGAACAGTTACTTTGAATTCATAATCATCTTTGTCAAGATTTTCACCAAGAATAAGAGTTTCTTTATCATAAACTGTGACTCCTCTAGCACCAATGTTTTCTACATTGATATTAGATGTTTCTCCATTTGCAGATAACCCATGCTTTAGAACATAACCAGAATTTATATTTAAATCTGACGCAATGGTGAATGTATTGACCCCAACTCTAGTGGCAATAATAAAGTCTCCCTGATTATTGTGATTATCATCCAGAATTCTAATTCTATTACCTTTGGAAAGACCATGACCAGATGCATCAATAGTTGTTACTCCACCAGATGAAGATGAAGTAAATGACAATGAAGGTCCAACAACAATTGCATATTGATCAGATGTAATTAAAGTATCTCCAGTTGTTCTAGCAACAGAAATTTGATTAGTAGAACCAACCGAAATAATACGATGATAAGTATCAGATGTTGTACCGGCGCCAGTAAATTGAACTACACTTCCGACTGCTGTTGAAATGCCAGCAGCAGAAATTGTAACTTCTGCTGTACCGAATCCATCAATATCTAATACTTCGCCAGCACTATATCCAGAACCTGGCGATGCAATAGTGACAACACCTACTGATCCACCAGAAACAAAAATGTTTGCGGTTGCACCATCCCAAACATTTGTTCCGTTATTTAAAAGTCTAACATTATTATAATTACCATTCGGAAGACCACTACCAGCATTTGATATAGATGCCTCCACAATTCCATTTAATCCATGTCTTCTTTCAAATGTGATCGTGCTAACACCCAAAGTAGTATTATTGACAGAAGAAATATTCAATCCAAAACCAAGTTTTGTGGATAATTTATCAATTGTTTCTCTGGTTACACTCTTCTTCAAATCATTTGTTACAACTTCTCCAAGAGGAGAAACTTTTGCATAAGATCTAGATGGTCCAGGGTTATCATCAACATTATCTCTATCTAATTGTGGATAGAAATCAACAACATTTTGACCATACTTGATGCTAGTAAACTCTTCAGAAACTGCATTATCAGCATTTATAATATAAAGATGATAGATGCCATCCTGCTTTCCATCAATATATTCCTGAATTACTTCATTTCTATAAACAAAAAGGTTTGACTTGAGATCATTTCTCTCAAATCTTGGTAAAGTATCGCTTCTTATTCCAGTATTATTTGTAAATGCTCCAGGAGTTTGATCTGAAATATCATAAGTAAATGTAAGATCATCAACGATAGATGAAACTTCAAAAGTTCCATTATATCCAGAATTAAATGTTCCTACACCAGTGTTAATTAAACTATCCGTTACATTTCTAATAATAAGATTATCACCAACGGTCAAATTGTGTGGAAGTTCTGTGACTACTGTTGCGGTTGGGTTATTGAATGAACATGTACTAATAAATCTTGGATTTCTATTGTAATCATATTCGCTGGTTGTGATGCCAGTTAATGTGAAATCAGTTCCATCAGTTCCTCTTACACCAGTAGAACTCGATTCTTGAATGACAAATCCAGTTTCTGGTGTTTTTGCATTTTGAAGTTCTTTAGGAACTACAACTCTTACCTTATAGATTTTTTCATCAACACCTCTAGAATCTTCTATTCTCTTAATATAAGTTGGTTCTGTTGGACCAGTCAATCCAGATAGATTTGTAAAGATGTCACTAGAAGCATTAGTTTTAATATACCACTGTTGAGCACCTGCTGCACTATCCCATTGAACTGGCGATCCAAGATCTCCAGATTCTTTATCTGAAGATCTACTCAAAATTCGAAGATTTGATCCACCATTTACGGTAATTGGATCATCATTGTTTGCATCATTTTCAGATGCAGCAAGTTTTAATGTATTTGAATTTGGAACAATTGCATAATATACTACATTCGTTTCTAAATTTTCTGGAAGATTGCCATCATCACTAATGATGATTACTTTTTCACCAGTTGTTATTGTATGGGTTCCTGATGCAGCAACAGTAAATATATTTGATGATGGAGTTCCTACAGAATACTCTTTTGCGGAACTTGATACTCCATCTGACATCAAAATACTGGCAGAATACTCAACAGTATTCAACCTCACAAAAAGTTTATCTAATACCTTTGCACCAACTCTATATCCTTGAGTAAGAATCGGTGGTACTGTATCTTCAGAAGTAAATCCTGTAAGATAAAGACGTGTGTTATTGTTTATACTTAATGTTTTATCAATATCAATTGATAACCAGTCAATTTCCTGCTCTTCTGCAGATACTGCTCTTGGTGGAATGATATGTGTTATAAATGCTTTATTGTCTTTATCAAATGCTTCTTTCTTAAATCCATCAGAAGATAGTGAAATCTGACCAAAGTTTGAGTTTGAGTTGGTAATGGAAGCATCTCCACCACTTTCGGCAGAAAAGTGTTTATTATATCCAATTGCGAATACAGATACAATCTGGATGAAAGCATCATTAGAAACTTTAATGTGTGTTGTTTCCCATCCGCTTCTGTAAATCGCATCAGGATCTAAATGATATACTGTAGAAGGTGATGAAGAGTTTTGTGATAACTTTGTTCCATTTTCCAAGACGATTGGGAGATTGTCACTATAATCTCTCGCAGTCGGATTGTATTTTACAAATGCACGATCATCTTTTTGTAATGATACACCAGTAAACTGTGCAACAACCATTGAACGGAAACCAGTTGACTTGCTTCCATCGGCGTGCATACCATTCATGCCCCATACAGAACGCATGGAGCAGTTGAAGATATATGGAGAAGCACCAGATACAGTATCCGTCTCTACAGTTACAAATTCGTCTCCATCAATCAGTACACCTTGGTTGGTACTAATCAGACCATTATTTGTATCCGATAATGTGTAATAGAATATGTTTGGATCATTATCATCTACTTCTGTTACTTTGGTCGTAATGTTATAATAATTATCACCAACTCCACTAATACGAATTGGTGTTCCTTCATTAAGACCATGAGGAAGATTGGTGGTTACCGTAACTCTATCTGTTACAACACCTCCAACACCAGCTTCAATTCTTGTAATCTTTAATGGATCATCTGCAAAGGCACCAACAATCTCATATTCTGGTCTTCTAGCATTAAATCCATCTGGTTTGCCTGGGAACTTATCATCAATATCTCTACCAGATCCAGTACCATATGCTCTAGAAAGTTTAGCATAGTACATCTGGAGATCTGTCAGTCCATAAGATAGGACTTCATTCACACCATCAGCATATTCAAATACTGTTAGTTTATGGTGTGAAAAAGATGGAGACGATCTGTTGATAAGGTCGAAATTATCATTTTTGGTATAAGCAAGTCCAAATTCATCTCCATCAAAAATAGAGAACTGCCAGAAGTAACAAGCACCAGTAATTCTAAAGATAGCAGAATATGGTACAGATGGATCAGTCGGATTTGGAATATATTTTGGACGAACTTTTGTCTTTCTTAAGTCTAAACCAACAATTGAAGTTCCCCTTGGAACAATTACACCACCATTTACACTGTTAAATCTAAAGAGATGATTTTCTGACTGTGTTAAATCAAAATTAGATTCTAATGTAAGTGCAAAATCGGGAGGTATTAACTCCGAAGATATTGCATTTGGTCTTTTGATCTTTGGAGTTCCTGCATCATCAAATAGAGTCCATCCAGGTCTATTATCAATCTCGTGTTCACCAGGCATCAAAAGAATAGTAGTCTTTTCTACCTGATCATTACTAGATCCTTTTACATAGGAAAATCTCGCGGCTTCAATAAGTGCTCTCTGAATAGTCTTGAAGGGTCTGGCAAGAGAGTTACCAGTGTTCAGGATGCTATCTGTGGAGTCAATATCTGCTGGACTTACATATAAAATACGACCTTCAGTGTTCTTTAAAAAGTTGTCTAACTTATTCAGAGGCATTGTATTATGACTTTTGGGTTATTTCTATCTTTTATTTATCCCAGCAAATCCTCTTCATCATGATAATAAAACTCATCATTTGGCATGTCTTCAGGGTTTTCCAAATCAATAGGAAATAGACAAGGATGCGCCTCTTCATCTATCAGATAGAATGAACTTCTGTATAAGTCTTCTGGTTCGAACGATGTTTCTTTATTAGCCAGTGCTACTAATTCTTTGTCTTGTAAGTGTCCATCAGGTAGTTCATCAAAAGTGAATGGAACACGGTTAATAAAATACATCTTCACTATCATACTTCCGTTCAAATACCAACAGTATGCAGTATCAATTTTGTAAGACATAACTTACAGGTTTTGTCTTATTTATTTTATGCGAGTAGGGAGACTTGAACTCCCACGCCTGCAATAGGCAACAGATTTTAAGTCTGGTGTGTCTACCGATTCCACCATACTCGCTAGGTGCTCCTTGTCAGGATCGAACTGACCTTTCTTCTGTTATGAGCAGAGTGCTTTCACCAGAGAGCTAAAGGAGCAAGATAGTGTAGATGACAGGGTTTGATACCTGCAATACTCTCCGAAGAGGCGTGTTTCCTTACATCACATCTACACTTGGCGTCTTTTTAGACTATCTGCCTAACGACTACCAATACTCGTGGATGGATTCGAACCATCTCAAAGGCGCTAATCTGGCGCAAAGGACTTATAAGATCCCTCTGACTACCAAGTCTCACGAGCAGGAAAAAAGATGAACTTACTGAGCTTCGTTATTGTTCTCCGTGTATATTCGGATAAGTTCATCATCTGCGGGCATCATAACTGCTGCCTTACCATCATCTCCCATAATACCAAGTGTTTCTCCCTTTTCTACTCTTTCAAGAAGAGAATCAAAATTTTCTTCCCATTCTTTCACTGTAAATACCTCCATTAATACTCTTCTCCCTGAACTGCAAGATCTGCATACTCGATTTGATCCTCGTCAAGATTAGCAGTCACAACTTCAAGAACGTTCATGAACTCGTTTACGGTTTCACACTCAACCATCTTTTCATTGCCCTCATCGCTCAAGAGGAGGAAGGATCGGGTGCAAACGTCAATCACGATGCCTTGAACGCATTCGGTGTTGCTCATGGGTGTTCCGTTAATTACCTTGATATTATAGGGCATCTGGGCACGGGTGTCAAGTGATTGGTGGTTAGACTCCATACCTTTCTCTTGTGTTTTGAAAATTCTGTAAAATTTCTGTGGAAGTTAATGATCTATTATAAACTCTAATTTCTCCAAGTTTTCCATTATAGTTAAACGATTCGTTGGGAACTATACTACCATCAGATGCATAGTTACCAATACGAGTACGTTGTGTAGCAGATAAAGTACTACCACTACCAAGATCTTTATTACCTACTAAAACTCCATTTACATACAATTTTAAATATCTTTGGTTTTCATAAGTTCCAACAACATGATACCAACTACCAATCTCAATTCTCACAGATGGATCAAATACATAATCTGATCCTCCTCCAGCACCAGCTCGGAACCTAGGATATACGAAAGTAGGATTTCCTAGATCATTTGCTTTCAAATCCATCCAAATTCCTGATGCAAGAATATTACGATTTGTCTGAATAATTACTAGTTCTTGAGATAATGGTGAACGAATATATGCATTCGGACTTACCCATGCTTCTGCTGTTATTTCTGTTCCAGTGCTTCCATTGTAATAAACAACTCCAGCAGTACTGTTTGCGAATATTTCTGATGGTACATCAATAAGATCATCAGTACCATCAAAATCAAAATAATATGGAGTTTCAGTAGAAATAGAAGCACCACCATATAGTTTTCCATCATTTAAACTTCCACTCAAGTCTCTTACAACATTACCTTCTTGATTAACCAATGCAAAAGTATTGTTTGGATCGGCATCAAAATATAGTTTGAGAGATGTGTCAAATACAATAGATTTTGCTTCCTGAATTTCTAAAAGTGATTTTGCAGTACTAATCGCCGCATCTAGGTCAGAATTTGTATCTTGTAATGATTTTACAGTCCTCTTTTGCCCATATCTTTTTAGAGTTGAATTTCTTCTCTCTTTCTTTAGTGAATTTGAATTTGAAACCAAGTTTGATAACTCATTTTTGAGAATCAACATTTCATTTTGCAATTTAGTAATTGAATTTGCATAACCAATACAATCACCACAACCACCATAAAAGAAGGAAGCCCAACAACTTCCTATACCACTATATAAAGTTCCTAATCCAGATTTTCTACTATCATTGGGCACATTTCTTACGAAAGATCCAATACCAATATTAGAAGATGATAATTGTACTACGCTAAAACCAAATGGATTATTGCCAACATATGATTCTGTTTCCATATTTTCAACTGTTAAATCAATTGAATCTGGATAAACAATTGATGCTCCCACTGTCGTTCCACAACCAGATGCACGCGCTTCCTGCGACAAAACCACAATCTGATCTTTCAGAACATTGATTTTGTTTAATGTCACAACTGATTGTCCATCTACTTTTGATACAAAAGGATCAAAAGAATTAATCTCTTCTTGTGCTTTTGCTATTTCAGGTTCGATATAACTAATAGAAGTTGTATTTGAAAGTTTTCTTGCATTTAATCTAGATATTAAGTCAGCCATTTATTTGTCTCTTTAATTCATCAATTTGTTTTTGTTGTTCTTTAATTGCCTCAACTAAAAGTCCAACAACATTTTGATATTGGACACCTTTATAACCATCTGGATTTTCTCCAACAAGTTCAGGAATAATTTTTTCAACTTCTTGAGCAATAAATCCAATTTGTTTTTGTCCACTTTCTTTATACTCGAAAGTGACACCTCTTAATGCGGTTACCTTTTCAATGGGATTTGTAATTGTATGTATATTCTTTTTAAGTCTTTCATCTGATGATGGTAGTGATTTTCCAAGAGCAAGTTCTGCTTCTAAATTTTTGCCATTAATAGTTACCACACCAACTACATTCAAATTACCACCAATGATCGTATCACCTAAAAGATAATTCTTACCAAAAATAGAAGATGTACCACCTAAAGATGAAGCTACCGTTGTATTAACGCCACCAAAATTTAAAAGATAAGAAAGTGGTGTTGCAATAATATTTGGTGGAAGTGCTGCTTTACTTGGTGAAAAAGGATTTGGTATGAGGAACTTTGTTCCACACATTATACTTTCTCCCAGTTGTGCCGAAAATCCTTCAGACACATGGAGTCCACTTACACTTACGGTTCCTCTATATCTTGTGTCAAGATATTGGAACTTTCTAATTCCAGATTTTGGTCCAACTGGTAGACCAATTAATTCTTTAAGTTTATCTAAAATTGCATCCATTTTTTATAATCCTAGAAAACCTGCTATAACATTTTCTACACCAAAAGATTCGGTAATAAAATCTATTCCAAGAGGAGTTGGTGCAAATGCTCTTGCAGTAAATGCCAATGCACCAGCAGCATTACCAGAAAAACATTCTTTATCTATCTTATTTCCTTTCAACAAAATTCTTCCGCTACCAGAAGTTATATTTACATTTCTACCAGCCTTTAAGTCCACATCCTCAAGTGCTTCAATCATTATATTTTTACCTTTAATTTTTACAGTTCCATTTCTCGTAGCAGTGATCCATATATCACCACCACCAGTTCCTGTAATACAAATATCAACATTTCCATCAGAACCTTTAGCACCACCGGCAATTTCTATGCCTCTGTCATTCATGATTCTCCATGTACCAGTTTCACTGAATGATTCTAAATGCACATCGCCATCTTTATTGAAAGCATACAACTGATAAATTGTATGCCCATCCATACCAGGTTCTGGTGGATTTACATCCCACCTAACATTCGGTCCCCAGGTTTCAAATTGTCTCGCCTCGTAATTTTTATGTGCCATATATTAACTTACACAATCAATGACTTGAATAACTTCTTTTTGAGGTGGAATTGGACCCAAAATTGGTTTTAAAACTGCACCTAAACCATTTTCAGAATCAACTGTAATGGTAACCAAATCTTGTGCTTCGGTAATATTTATTGGCACTGCGGATATGATTCTACCATCATCTATAGTTAAAGAATATTCATTTCCAAAATTATCTGTAGCAGTATCACCATTTTCATATCCAATTCCAGTGGCAACTACAGTGACATCAGTAACACCATAAATGTCTTGATCTCCAACTGGATAATTTTCTCCAGATGAAACAATATAAATTGATTCTATTTCTCCGTTATCGTTGATTTTACATCTTGCTCTTGCGCCATAACCAATTCCACATTCGTCAACAATTTCCACAAATGGTGGGAAACGATAACCAGATCCAACATTTGTAACAATCGCACCAATTACGCTAGCAGTCTTATTTACATTCTTACCAATTGAAGTATCGTTAATAACTCTTTCTATTGTTGGACCAAATATTGGAATTGCAGATCCACCAATACCTCCACCACCAAAGATGTTAATTTTTGCAGATCCACAACTTGATGGATATGTGGTTAAACAATTATTGAATGCACCTGTCAGGTTTTCCTGCAAACTATCTCCATTGAAAATTGGAAGTGTACTCTTAACTCCTTCTACAGTTCCAACAATACCCTGCCCAGCATCAATTGCCTGATTGATGAGTCCACCTGCAGTATTCACAATTTCAAAGATGTTGTCAAACGATCCATTTATATCCATGATATCTTTTGGTCCAGCACCAACAATCCACTCTTTAGTGCCATCACATTTTGTATTGATTTGGTTGCAATCTAACAGATCACCAAGACTGTTGTAGAAAGAAATAGCATTTTGTGCAACAGATATAATATCAATTGCTCCACCTAAAAGACCAGAAATGCCATCAAGAACACCTTTCAATCCATCTGCTATCTTATCTACAATATTATTCAGTAAAGATCCTACAAATTGATCAACAATACAAGTTACAAATCTTTCTATGTTTTCCAACATAGAAAATAATAATTCTTTAATTAATCCAACCAAACCTTCAACAAGTGCATTCTGCACACAAATCAATGCTGCTTCTACGGTACTCACAGGAACAACCATTGTTTGAAGTGCTTTAGTTGCTGCAATATTGGCAGCAGCAGGTCCAGCAGCAGGTAATGTTGCGGTATAGACACTAGTATAAAGTGCGTTCAGTGCATTTGGGATAATACCTGGTCTTGGAGGATTTTTTGTATAATCTCCAACTAAAAATGCATTAATTTCTTTAAATATTTCACCTACTAACCAACTTATTGCACCCTTTATAACCTCTGCTACTTCATCAATATCTTGCTTCAATTCTGAAATTTTTGCTTGTTTTTCTTGTATCTTCTTAATAAGATTTTGAAGTTCATTTTCAATTGTAGTGAGTGTAGTATTCTCGCAAGTATTTGCTGGTGATACTTTCATGCCGGCAGATGATCCACCAGCAGCTGCCCTTCCTATCTTTTGTGCTTGTGTTTTTGGAAGATTAACTGGTCCTTGTTGTGCAGTTGATTTTGCTTCGTTTGCTTCGTTTGCTGTTGATGAATCCCTATCTGGTTTTGGTACATTATTTGTATATCCAGTAAATGGAACAAACGGAAACTTATAATTTCCATTTTTGTTGTAGGCATCAGTATTGCCTAACAAACCCATAATAACTGGTTGTTGGGCATTATCTCCATCAAGGAAGAATCCAAATACAACATCTCCAGGTCTTATTTTATTTGATGTGGAAAAGTTTCCTGAACCTGTACCATCACTTACACCCAACATCACCAGTGCCCAAGGCAAATCTTGATTGGAAAGTTCTGCCTCGTCGAGTGGATGATATCCTAAAATTCTAACTTTAAATCTATTTCCCCAACCATCACCTTCAAATTGTTCACTCATTGCCTCAATTGGTGGGATTTGTCCTATCCACCAACGGAAACCGTCTCTGCCAATAAAATTACTTTTGAATAGTGATTCTTCTATCATTTTTAATCCTGTTCCTTGCGAATACCAAAATTATCTCTTACCAACTTCATTGATGTATATGAACTATTGGGTTCAAAATGATGACACAATTCCTTTATCATATATAGACCACTTGTTTCAGTATCTATTTCATCGAGATCTTGAGATGAAATCTTTGGAAATTCACATTTTATAACATCACCTGCTCTCAAGTCAGTATTGCAAGGAACCATCATACTTATAGATTGTGTAAGCAAGACATTATATCTCATAATTGCTTGAGATTGATATTCTTCCTGATTTGCATTTACTTCGGTGGAAACTTTACTGTCTATTGTTCCAATGTCCAATATTCCAGTAATAATTCTCGTAGGAGAATCTCCCAAGGATTCTTCAGAATTCTGTTCCATTTTTGGTAAGGATATCTTACCTTTAGTGCCAAGATTTTCAATTCTATCTTTGTATTTTTTCAACTGAAACTTACTTTTTTCTGGAGAAGTTAAAATTCCATTATATGGATTCACAAAATATCTTTGACTTGCATAAGTTCCAAGTCTCAAGTTTTCGATTAAATTCTGGTTCTTGGTAGTAACATAATTTAAAATTTTAAAATCATTATTTTTTGTGGCAGAATTTTCATTTACTTCTGTAAAATAATATGTTGCTTTAGATTTTTGTTTGATCAACTCTTCGATAGATTTAAACTGAAAACCATCTTTTGTTTGATAGAACACAAACCCTGCCGTTGCATTTCCAGAAGAAATGGGAACTGCCTTTGATGCTAACCATATCAAAGTAGTAAAAGGTTTTTTCAGATTGCCAATAAAACCATACTTATTTTGTGATTTTTCTATATCAGAACTTTTGAATTTTTTAGTCTTTAGAACATCACTTAAAATTTTCTTAACGGATTCATCAATTGTTCCAGTATATTTTCTCGCAACTCTAGTAGTCTCATTCGTAATTGCTTCACGAGAAACTAAATTAAGCAAGAAACTTTCAGTTTGAGATTCTACAATTACATCACTAATACTAGAAACATAGAGATACTTATCTGGTTTTGTTGCGAAATCAAGTCCTTTTTTACCTTCACCTTTATCAAGAACTTTCATTCTTAACCTTTCTCCACCTCTTAATGGAAGACCATTATAGATCGATTGTAATTTATCATTTTCTCCAGCAACAGAATCACCAGTATTGATAACCCTAATCTTTGCCGTAATGGTGGGCGAAAATATGTCCTCGTAATAATCTATGGAAACAGTGCCCAATTTCAGATCAACCGATTTTTGTTGATCATTGGATTCTATTATTAGAGTTTCGTAGAGAGAAGAACTCGATGCGGACATTTAAGTATATGCTAATGATGTTAGAAGTTGTTTCTTTACACTACTATTTAACAAGACAATTACAGGAGAAGTTTTGCTAGATCCTCCCATCATCATAGGTGCTGGTGCCTCTTCTTCAAGAACTATAATCATGTTTTGTGGTCCGGAAGAATAACCAAGATCCATGGATACTCCAGGAACTCTTGAAATTGCATTTGTTCCATGACCTAGACCTGCTCCACCAAATCCTGCATTGATTAATACTTGTCTTACTTTTGCAGAACCATTAAATTCTCGTTGTCCAATCGCACCACTTCCACCCCATTGTGCTCCAGGAATATCAATTGCTAAGTCTTTTCCATGCCATCCATCATCTCCTGGTCTAAATTCACTACCTATTTGTATACCAGCTCCACGTAGAGCCGCTTTTGCTCTTTCTTTATCTTGAACTGTTCTAAATGCAATGTGATCATGATAATTTGATTGTCTTCCGTGTCCATTATATTCAAAATTTGGATGTCCTCTGTCTCCTGTAAGATATTCGGTAACATTTCCACCACCACCACTTCCATATCTTCCTCCACTACCACCTTCAACTTTTCCACCATATTTTTGATACATTTGCAGAAAACTTTCTGCACTATATTTTGCCTGACCACCATAAGAACCACCTTTTCTCATATTGGGTCCACCTTCAATAGATGCCCATTCTCCACCCAACTTATAAATTTCATTCATAGATAATCCATTTTTTATATCAACTCCCCGACGAGCAGCAAGTTTAAGTGCTGCCATGTCTTGCCTTTCCGGTGTCATTGCACCACCCATCACACTATTCCAAGTAGTGCTTAAAAATTGATATCTTCCTGCAGCATCGGAGGTATAACCACCACCAGATCTTAATTGTTCGGGATGTTTTGAAAGATCTGTAAATTGTGTTCCTGTAAATTGTGTATTATATCCTTGATTTGGATATCCAGAAGTTCCTTCTGCTTCTGCAATCGCATTAAGTAGTGCCCTTGCATTTGGATCATCTATTGATGCAGCACCAGCAGATGCATCAGCACCTACTGGACCAGTAACTGCACCGGTGGCATTATTAATATCATTTTGCATTCCCTTAAATGCACTATCCATTCCTTCCATTGCTTTTTTGATTTTACCAGATTGATCGGTAAAATCGAAGTTTTTCATATTGTCAAGAAATCCTGTAAATACAGATCCAAAAGAATTAAACCATTTGCCTAGATTGTCAATAAAACTTTGTATGGCATTGATAAGACGTTTTATTCTTTCTATTAGATCCTTTATCCATTTTATAATTTTTGGTAAATTATTTACTAACCAACCAATGAATAAAATGCCAACAAATTCTAATACTCTTTGAAAAATACCTTTAGCTGGATCCGTGACCGTACTTATTCCAGATTTTCCTTTACTCTTCATTGCTTCCAACAAAGATTCTTTTCTCTTCCTTCTTCTTTTCTCTATTACCTTTTTATCTAAAACTTTTTTTCTGGCAATATTTTCTCTTCTTACTTTTGTTCTTTTTAAAACTGCCTTTCTCAACATTCCACCGCCAGATTTTGCTCCTCTGGCAAACATTGATCCTATACGTAATGCTGCTCCTGCAACTGCTGGTAGTACCATTTTAGTTCACCACATTATAGACTATTTGAGAATACATTGTGTAGAAATTGTCTGGGTTTCCGGAGGCAATCAATGGAACATCAGTTGCTGCTTTAGAAGATCTTGAAGGCACTGCACCTCCCCCTCCTCTTGATCCTATTTTCTTATAAATCACCGTTGTATTTCCACCACCAGTCATTGGTCCTGGTATTGAAGATCTTGGAGAAGGAGAACTTATAGATGCTGAAGGAGATTGTGTAGGTTCTGGTGTAGGTGTAACTGGTGAAGTTGATGGTGCTGCTACTTGTGCTGATTGTTTAGATTGTTTATATGTTTCTGTTCCTTCATAAGGGAACATTGCCTGTAAACCTTTTGCAAATGCATTATCTCCACTTTGCAAATCATAAACTGATTCATTTATTGCTTTAAAAGGTGCAAAATTATCCCAAGACCCTCTGTTAGGTGTCCAAAAATTATCCAAAACTCCCATTAACTGCTCACCTAACATACCACCAAGGAAAGATCCACCAAGAGCACCAAAAAATGCTAAAGGTCCGCCAGCAGCACCAATAGTTCCACCAAGAGCACCACCAGCAATACTACCAGCAAGAGGAAATAAACCACCAATAATTGCCTGTGCTGGAGACATTCCTGCTTGTGCTCTGTTTCTAATAGCAAGAGCAAATAAAAGAGGTTGAAGGATTCTTAAAAGTTTTAATCCTCCACCTTTACCACTCCCTGTCATTTTTTTGAATATATTTCCAAGGGCGGATTTTGGATTTGTAACAAAATTAATTACACTTCGTATAACACCGAAAATTTGTTTGAATCCAGGAAGTTTAGAAAACCAATTAAAAGTTTTTACTGCTCCATCTAAAATTCTAACAATATGTTTACCCTTACCTACATGTCTATTCTGTTCTAACTTACCTCTAATCCACCTTTTAATCATATCAAATGGACCTTTTGGTCCATCATTCCTCATCATATTTTGTTGGGTTGTTGTTCTTCTTGCTTGCTCTAAATCAAAAGTAGACCTTCCTGCTGGTGATCCTTGTGCTCCTGGTATCCTACTCCCACCTCTAGGAGTAACACCAACACTTCGAACACCATCTGGATTCGGTTTTGGTTGATTTGTCTTTCCTCCTCCACCTTGGTTTCCTCCTCCACCTTGGTTTCCTCCTCCTCTAAATGCATCGATTAATGCTCTAAATGGTTTGGTAAGAATCCTGGCAGTAATAGCACCAATAATTCCAAGAATACCAAATATTCCACCATTGAGTATTGCAAATATGCCACCAACAATCGCTAGGTCTTTAAGTACCCTATCTCTAATTTCTTCCAGTTTTGTAGTATTTCCTTCCGAATTTGCTTCAAATGCAAGAATACCTTGATTTGTTAACCACCCAAGAAACAGAGTTGCGAAGAACTCCATTAAATTTCCAAGTATTCCACCAGCCTTTTTACCAACAGACTTGACTGGTGATATTAATCTATCAGATAATTTTTTTTCTAATCGCTTTTCTTCGCCTGACCTTAATTTTTTCTCTTCCTGTTGTAATGCTTTCTTCTCATAATCTTTTTGCGATTTCTTCTCTAATTCTGCTTCTTTATCTAATACCTTTGCCAGAAAAGAAACCTGCTTTTCTACGGCAACAACTCTGACATTTAGAACATTAACATCAATATCAGGAGTAATTGTGGATGATCCTACTTTTACAAGTGCTCCTGGTTTTCTAAAAACTTGATTTGAAGTTATCTTTTGCTTTTTAAATAATGCTTTTCTTTGGGCAGCAGAAAGATATTCCCCCGTAGATGGATTGACACCAGTTACGAGGACATCTCTGTTGGTAAGTTTTGAAGCATTTAATTTTGCCATTTACATGCCGTTTTTCTGTTGTTGCTTCAAGTTTTCCTCTTCAATATATTGTTGCAATAGAGTGAGATAAACTTCTCTCTCCCAGGGTATCATATTTTCCAACTCTGTTAATGAATATTTATGATGCTGCATGAGGGCAAAGTTTATCTTATAGTATGACGCTAGATCAGTGTGCGCCATACCTATACGAAAAAACTAGAAAGTCCCTCCAAAGAAACTTCACTTTCAACTTTAGTATTTGGATTAGTAACTTTAATAGTATGAGCAAGTTTTGGCATAGTATCAAAGAACCTTTCGATTTCTTTGAATTGCTTTGAACTCAACTCTTCAACAAATGCAACCATTTCTTTCTTTGTGCAATCAGAAGAACTCCAAGACTCTTCCTCATTATAAATTTGCTCAATACAAGATGCGATCAACTGGAATGATTCATCAACTCCAACGTTACCATCAATACTAAAATTACTCTTAATAAACTCATCTAAAGAAGGATATTTCATTCTCATCGTCAAACTATCATCCAATTTAATATCTCTAGTATGTTCTGGATCAGTTTGAACTTTGATTGCATCAAGATCAATTGTCACTGGAATTTGTGTTTCTCCATCATCAGGACAAGTAATCAAAACTTCTACTGTTTCACCAACAGATTTTCCCCTAATATTTAAGAAAAGATATTCAATATCAAAAGTAGATAATTGATCTACTTTAATTCCTTTCGTGAGAATACAATTACCAATAACAGTTTTAATTGCGGTTGTAATCTGCTTCTGATCTTCGGATTCCATCGCAATAATAAGGACTTTTTCTTCTTTAACTAGAAAAGGTCTATATCTTATTTTCTTTTTTGTAGAAGGAAGTTCCAACTCATAAGTTGGCGTTGCAATCTTTGGTAAAGGCATAATAACCCAAAAAGTTCAGTTGTGATTATTTATTACAACTATTGAAGTGGTCCAGTGAATTGAGATGCACTCTTTATTTTACCAGAACGTCCAGCTTCATACAATTCATCCAATGTTTGTTGAGAATTCAAAGGTTCTCCTAGGAAAGTTTTTGCCTGTGGTGATCCCAAGAATCTACCATTTTCATTCTGTGGTAAAGGAGTTTTATTACTTTGACCTCGATTATTATCAGATCCACCCTTTTGATCTTTACTTGAGATTTTTCCAGGAATATATCGCTCGTAATTAAATGATATACTAACCTTCAATATATCAGAAGATCCATATTGTATTGGCACTGATGACATATTAATTGGAAATAATCCAATAAAATTATATTGCAATTCTCTTCTATGATCTTTGTCAAACTTTATGACTTTGGTTGAATTTGATTTGTATTGACTAGGATACCGCATCCTATAGTAATAGTTTGGGGATTGAGCACCAAGAGAAGATGTGGAACCATTGGCAATAAATTCCATCCAGTGTTCTAGAAACTTAATCATTCTATAATCAGAATCTACATAAAACTCTAACTGCATTTGAGTGAAGATTCTGGTATGTGCCATTTTTTCCTGCACACCCATAAAGTTACCATTAATATCTGCGGTTGCCAGTGAACTTCCTGGAATCGATGCAGAAGAACATAACAATCCAGCACTTTCAGTTATAAATTTTGTATCAACTCCTCTTTGATCTAGATAAGACATTAAAGGACCATTCAGTCCACCAAAGATAACTTGGTAATGTGATGTTTGAGCAAGATCTGTAATAAGTGGTTTGAATTGTGATATCTTTTTACGTGTTGGCACTCTAAATACCTTATACGAGTATTACATTATTAAGTATTTAGATGTCATATAAGGGAAAATACCAACCTTCATATCCAAAAAAATACAAAGGTGATTCAACAAACATAATCTATCGTTCTCTCTGGGAGCGAAAATTTATGGTTTATTGTGATAATAATGAAAACATTTTAGAGTGGGGGAGTGAAGAAATAATCGTTCCCTACAGATCTCCTATCGACAATCGTTATCATAGATATTTTCCAGACTTTTATATTAAAGTAAAAGAAAAGGGTGGTAAGATTAAAAAAATGATTATTGAGATTAAACCATATAAGCAGTGTATTGAACCCAAAGTCCAAAAGAGAAAGACAAAGGGTTATATCTATGAAGTTGTTGAGTATGCCAAAAATCAGGCAAAATGGAATGCTGCCAAAGAATGGTGTTTAGATCGTGGTTATGAGTTTAAAGTTCTCACAGAAAACGAACTCGGTATTAAGTAATGCCAAGAAAGACTCTCAAACAAAGAAGAAATCCAACAGACGATCAAGAAAATCGTGTGCGTGGTGTTGTTCGTGATTTGATTGGAACAGAAGATGCTGATGATATTATGACAGAACTCATCAGTGTTCTAAATGAAGGTGGGAAGAGTGCATCTGTCGGAAAATATTACACCTTCTTTTATGATGCCAAAACAACAGGAAGAGCATATGACCAACATCCTCTTGTGGGTGTGACTGATGTCTTCTCTTGGGGTTTTCGTGGTATCAACTTTCACTGGAGAGATAGAAGACAATATACCTATGACCAGATTATCGGAGGTCTTTATGAAATCTATCCAGAAGAGATATCTGATGTCATAGAACTCAATTTTGCTAAAGTTCGTTCTAAATAATTAAAAAGAAGAGAAAATATAAATGACAGATTACCAAAAACTAGTAGACGCTGGAAAAGTTCCTACTACTGTTACTGCTAAAACTAGTCCTAATGGTATTATACCGGTAAAAAATTCTAAAGTGGAACCACCGGCAAAACCGGAAACAACTGCTGAACAAAATCCAATATCAACTCGTGAAACACAAGATCCTAATAGTAGAGAAAGACCAAGAGAATCAAGAGCTCCAGTAACTCCAGTAGATCCAGTAAGATCTCCAGCTACAGATGTACGAGCATATAATGCAAGAAACGTAACAAGATATAAAGAGTCTTCTAAAATTGATCTCAGATATCCTGATGTAGATATATACGAAGATACAGATTATCTCGAAATCCAGATTTTAAAATATGTTCCAGCTGGATTCACTAAACAAGAAAATGTATTGAAGCAAGGAGTAAGTAGAGCTTCTAGTAAGATAAGTAGCAGTAAAAAAAATATATTAGGAACTATCAAACTTCCCATACCAAGAAATATAAAAGATCTAAATGCTACTGGATGGGGGGATGATAGTCTGAACACAGCAGCAGCATATGCGGCAGCAGCAACTGGTGGTGTAATGTTTAATGAAGGAGGATTTATTGATAATATAATTAACGCAGTTAAACAGACTGGTTCTGATGCTGTAAACCTATTATCAGATGGAACTACACAAACAGCAATACAATCTGCATTTACTTCTGCAACGGCAAATTTATTAGGAGCAAATACTTCTGTAGAGGGATTACTTGCAAGGGCAGAAGGTGTAATCTTGAATCCAAATAAAGAACTTCTGTTTAAGGGTGTAAGTTTGAGAGACTTTAGTTTTAATTTCGATATGGCACCAAGAAATGATATTGAAGCAGATAAAATCAAACAAATAATAAGAGTTCTCAAAAAGAATATGGCACCAGTTACTGCCAATGCTACTGGTTCTAATGGTGAAATTAAAAGTACTGGACTGTTTTTAAGATCTCCAAATGTATTTCAATTGACATATAAAACTGGAGCAAATCCTCATCAATTTTTAAATAAATTTAAAATAATGGCACTCACAAACATGTCAGTTAATTATACTGGATCTGGAACTTATATGACATATAATGATGGTGTGCCAGTTCACATGCAAATGATATTAAACTTTAAAGAATTAGATCCAGTATATGCAGAAGATTATGACACAGCATCTGCAGGATTAGGAGTAGGATACTAAAATGGGGTATTTCAGAGAGTTACCAGAAGTTGATTATCAGTCATTTTTGTCTGATAGCATATCATCAAAAAGTTATTTAAGAGTTAAAAATTTATTCAGAAGGAATAAACTTCGTGATGATTTAAGTAATGTTTTTACTATTTTTAATAAATATGAAATTCCTGAAGGTTCTAGACCAGAACTTGTAGCAGAAGAATATTATGGAAAAGCAGATCTTGATTGGGTAGTATTAATGACTGCTGGCATTCTTAATGTAAGGGATGAATGGCCGTTATCAAATTACAATCTTTATAGATTTGCAGAAGAAAAATATGGAATTGTTGGACTAAATGATATTAGATTTTATGAAACTGTAGAAATTAAAAATTCTAGTGGATTGGTCATTCTTCCAAAAGGAAAAGTAGTTGATGCAGATTTTAAATTTACATATACTGACGAAGGGGCTATTTACAGTAATGATGCTGAACTTAATGGTGATTATGTTTTAATCTCTAATCCAGTTATAGGAGTTACAAACTGGGATTATGAAACCAGAAAAAACATTGAAAAATCTTCTATCTATCTTTTAAGACCAGAATACTTACAACAATTCTTAAATGATATGAGAGAAATTATGCTTTATGATCGTTCTTCTCAATATGTCAATGAAACTCTAATCAAGACTGAGAATACTAGAGTCACTATTCCAGAGTAGTTTTAGTTTCTTATCAAACACCATAACATATCGGTGCTTGCGGGAACGGTCTTTCCATTCTCCCTCGGCACCTTTTACTTTGCCACGAGAGTGCTTAGTTCCGTCTGCATAGTAGAAATCTTTTTTTGCATCTGATAATCCACAATACATAAAGTTACAAGCGCGATAGATTGTAC